CAGGGGGCTCCCATGTTGTGGCGGGCTGCGTCGTAGGTGCCGTTGGTGGGGATGTTGCCCGTGAGTGCTGCGCCTGGGGTGCTGGCGTATGGGCCGTCATTCGATGTACCGAAGTCGTAGCCGTCATCGCCGGTGTGTCCAGTCACGTTACCCCATGAGAAGTACAAGCCGTCCTCGTAAGGTGTGGTTGCACCCACGTTGTGCTCGCACCACAGCAAGCCTGAAGGCAATGCGAGGTCAACGAAGCCTGTGGGGGCTGCGGCGGTCTGCGAGAGAATGCCGATCACATTAAACTGGGTGCCGTCGTAAGCCATCACCAGTATGGTGTTAGCGTGCACTTTACCCATAGGCATTGCGTTGCCGTAGAGCTTGATGGCCTTAGCTGCCGAGCCGTTCACGCTGAGCGTTGGGCTGCTGGCAGTGAAAGCGTTCACGAAGTTGACGGCGATGATGCCGCCAGGGGTCAGTACGGTGTTGGTGATGGATACCGTCTTGGCTGCTGTTGCGCCAGCGGTCTCACATACGCCGTAACCAAAGCCTAATGTGGCCATGTCGCCCGTCTGTGCGAGGGGTTGAATCTTGTTGAGGATTGCCTGTACTTGGGCATCGCTCTGCGAAAGATTGAAATTATCCATAATCTTGCGTTTTTATTTGTTAATAAAATTATTCTTTTTGTATTGCCGTTCCGTCTGGCTGCATAGTGTCGCCGATGTCACTGCTCGATGGTTGCGGGATGAGCGGCGAAAAGTCCTTGCCTGGCCATTCTACCACCGTCAGCTGTATCTCGTTGGTCTGATAGTCGCGGTTGAACGACTGAATCTGAAACGTCCTGCCGTCATATACTATAGCCGACTCGCGGTCTATCTTCGATGTGTAAAGCATTCCGATGACCAGCGTGTCGTAGGCATCCAGCGCACCTTCGCGCAACGACTTTACGCCCTTTGAAAACCGAACGCTGGCCCATACCGTCGTGGCGTACTTATACGCACGACCGCCAGAATTACGACCGAATTCTCCCTGCGCATCGGCATCGCGGTTAATGATATGTACGCGCTTGTTTCTAAATCCTGATGATTGTACCATAACTCTTGATTTTTAACTCTTAATCCTAATTCGAAGGACGGCACCACAGCTCGCGTCCGTTGACTGTCACAAGTTTGTGGTTGCTGGCGGTTACGAGCACCTTCATGCCTGTGGGCTGAATGACCGTCACCTGCACCTTCATCGCTCCGTTGAGACACGTCAGCGCATGACCGTCACTCGTAACAAGCTGATGACCGCTGTCGCTCACCAACGCCTCGCGGATGGCACCGTCAGTGACTACAAACGTCACCACCTGCTGGCGGTCGTGTCCGAGGTTGTCAGTGTCCGAGGTGACAGTCACGGTGCCATTGCCCTGACTGGTGTAGGTCAGGACAATGTTGCCGGGGCCGTCGTTCCAAGGAATACTGATGCTTGCCATTACTCGATAGTCCAGTTAGTGTTAGAAGTAACGGTGAACGATGCTGATGTCTCAGCCGTTGCAGCGTTCCAGTCGAGCTGTACGCTTGCGGGCGATACTGACAGGGTAGGATCACCAGCAGCCTGCGTAATGGTACATGTAGCGGTGTTGCCAGCATTGTCTGTCACGATGAGCTGTACGCTCTTAGCCGTGATGGTGGGGTTGGCACCGACGTTGGCAAACTGAATAGAGAACGGGAACTCCTGACTTCCGCCTGGGTCGCCGCTGATGGCGTCGCCGTTGTTTGTAGAGACGCTGTTTGCCAAATATGAACTTGGCAACGTCAATTCTAACGTGCCGCCGCTTGCAAGCGAGAATGTCAACTTCGACGAGTTGGTAGTACCTGTAATGGTGATGGTGCCACCTGTCTTGTCAATCGCTGCCGTGGCCTGAATGCTGACGAATTCCGGCTTACCGGCCTGTGTCACCTGGCGCACCACATCTTCGCAGTTGGCCGCCTTGAAGGTCATGTTTGTACTGCGGGCATTACGTCCCGTGTTGTCGGCACCCGCCGTCACGTTGACGGTATCGTTGCCACTACCTGATGTTTTGCTCGGTATGAGCCATGCTGAATAAGCCATATCTTTTTACGTTTAAATTATTTGATTGTCCAATTTGTGTTCGACTCTACGCGATAGTCTATGCCGTACTGAGGCACCAACCATACGAGCTGTTGCGGTTCGGTTGGCGTGACGTACAGGAACTTCGCGATGTCAGACTCTTCGACGGCGCGAGCCTGTCCGCCTACGCCAGTCGGCAGCGCATACGCAACAGCGGCAGGACTGCTCATGCCCTGCGCTCTGCCCCTGATGGAGCCGGTGATGACTCGTGCTGTTGCCTTCATTGTGTTAGCCGGTTACTCTGACATTCGGATTGATACGGATGATTTCCTTGCGATAGCCAGACTGGTAGTCGGTGTCTGGTATCTGCACGGTCAGTTTGACCATATACTGACCGACGCCCAGCTCGTCGGTGTCGACCATTGCCACGTAGTCGCCGTCGGTGGTCAGCAGGCACTCCGACTTGTCGTAGATATGCTGCTTGTTCTGCACGTCGCCGTTATAGACCACAACGGTGAACGGCACATCTTCCATCTTCAGTTCGCCGGGCAACTCGGCAGCGACCAAAATCTTCAGCTGCGAGCCGATGACGTAGCCGCCCGTTGTCTCGTCATACGAGCTGCGGTCCGCCAGTCGAACGTACTTCTTGATTTTTGACTCATAGCCGAATGCGATGACGTACCACTGGATGTTCGATATTGCACACCGCTGCTGATAGGCTGCATCTACCAGCATCAGCGAGGCAGCTACCAAGTCAGACGGCACGCCGCCCTTCCATTCAATCAATTCTTGGTACGTGCGGCCGATGTCGCCGAGTACCTGGTCCTCGGCCTGCTCGCCTTTCTCGATCAGCAACTCATCTTCATCGTTGCCGTCAATGCGCGAGTTACGCTTAATTTGTTCAAGTGTCAACCACTTCATTGTATTTTTGCTTTTTGTCGTTTCTTTCTTATCCGACAAAAAGCGGCTTGGGGTTTACCAAGCATGGTTCATGGCTCTGTGTTTCATGGTTTATGGTTGGTCGTGCTCCTTGCGGTTCCTCCGCAAGGATAAAAAAAAAGGCCCGCCGCTGCGAGCCTGTCCAATCTACTAAAAATTCTTTGCTATGAAAAAATTATAAATCTACAAACTAACTATAGAAAGGATGGGGCTGCTATCTCAGCAGCGTTATTGGTTTCTATTAAAATAGTGCGCATAATAGCAACATCACTATCAACATGACGATAAACGCCACGCACTGAATGATGGCAACTGCCATCCGTTCATCTTCGCTCATGTGCTGATGCGGGTCGCGGTGCTGCCAAAAATCGTTTGGGTTGTGATAGTTGCCGAACATACGCTCACTTCTTTAATAGGTTATTGATAATCTGGTGGCGGTTTTTGCCGTCGGCACGATACGATACGTGTACCCAGTAAGAACCCTTCGCATTGTGTTCAAAAATCAGTTGGTCAAAGTCGCAGTTCTTGGCTATCCAGTTGAACCACTTGCGGCCCTTTGCCATGTCGCCGTCAATGCAGAGGTCTGCCGCCTCGCCCTTCATGTGCTGCGAGTTCTTGACGCCACCCACGGTATTATTGAGAGCTAACGAACGATACCCACTGCCTATCTTGATGGGCTCATTCATTGCATTGCGCAAAGGCTGCAATATCTGGTGAGTCAGCGCACACAGATTCACGATGTCCGTCTGCCCTGGGTTATTGCGGATGCCCTTCGCCTTGGCGGTAGCACTTGCGCACAGTTCTTCGAGGGTGAAGTTTCTACTGATATAGGTGGTCATAGATCGCCGCTGTTTAAGGGTTCAATGTCTGCTGGTTTTTCGGGGGCGTCAGCGGTTCCGCCGCTGACCACTGTACCGGCCTTCTTTTGCGGTCGTTTGGTCTTAACCGTGCCGTCTTCCGATAGTACTACGTGCTGACGCATGTTGCAATCGAGCTTTCCGCACATAAAAGGGCGCATCATCTCGATTTGTCGTCCGTTGCGAGCCACCTTGCGTTTCAAATCGTCGATGGTGTCGTCAGTGTTCTGCTTCCAATCCATCACCGTGCGGTTAAACTTGTCGAACTTCTCCTGCGTTTCTTCCATACGCTGATAGTAGTAGTCGCGCTCTTTCCTCATGCCGTCCACCTTGATGGTTGCATCGTCCAGATATTTGTTCACGTTTTCAAACATCTTTTCATACGCTTCCTGCATGTTCTTCATCGCGTCCATCGCAGCGTTCTTGGCTTCAGCCTCTTCCTTTTCGGCTTCTGCCTTGGCCTTGCGCTTCTGCCATTTCCATGTGAAAAACGCACCGGCACCGCCACTCAGAAACAAGCCGATGAACGAGATGATTGCTTCAAGTGTTATTTCCATAAGGCTATTCGTTCAGCTTGTTATACAATGACTTCACTTTTGACCAACTCAATACGCCTGCAACCACAACACCGACTGCGATGGGCCATGCGCCACCGTAGATGGAGTAACCGATGCCACCCAGTATGCCCATTGCCCAAAGGAACAGCAATACGAAATACAAAATCTTTTTCATCATTCTTTTCAAAATTTAGAGTTATACATTTCAACAAACTTGCACAACACCGTTTTCGGTTTACTATTTCCTCCATAGATTAAGTTGACCGCCAACGCCGATATAGATGTCAGGCTGTCGGCTGAATGCTCCGATTCCTGCCCCGGCCTGAATGCCAAAGGTTATCAATGGCGACGGCTTCACGAAGGTTTGTGTAATGGTCTCGGTAATCGTCGGCAGTCGCAGGTTGATGCTATCCAGTGCCGGCTCAAATCCGCTCACCCATGCCGTGTATAGACTGTCGTCGTACCGCTTTTGCATGATGGGAACAGTCACGTTGATTGTGTCATGTACGGTGTCCGACGGTTCCGCCGTCGGATGTGGCACCTTTATATACACCACCCGTCCCGTGTTAATCGTTTCCGCCGCCTGTGGCTGGTATATCGTCGTGTCTTTCCATACCGTATCGCGCTCAACCACTACCGACGGTTCCTTCTGACACAACATTAACAAAAACACGTTCAGCATAAAGCTGAGCGTAATCATCAATATCATGGTCCAAAAACAACCCTTTGCTGCTTTTTCTTCGCTGTTCATAACTATTTCAATTCTTTAATGTTCCACTTCCTTGCTTTCATTCTCTCTAATCTTGCGCCGCGTGACTGCCGCCAGTCGTCGCCAACCATCGTAAAGAGATCACACCGCTTCAATAGCTGAAGGTCGTACCACAGCGTCCAGCGATAACCAACAATACGATAGAGCCATAAGTGCTTGGCGATGACCGTTGCCGCTGGGTTCACAACCTCGTGTCCAAACGTTCTTAGCCAATCGGACTTAATAGCAAAGCGGACTCTCCAGAAATGCTCCGGCAGTCCGCTCATGCGTCCTGATAAATATACTCGCTTCTTTTCTTTCATAATTCGTTCAATTCGTGTAATTCGTGTTCAAAAGAAAAGAGAGGCACCCCGTCTCTCAGGATGTCTCTCAATGCTTCTTTGTATTTCTTGCTCATATATTTGTTCTTTATTCCACCGGCATTTCGCTGCCTTCCACGTGGTTCCAGCATATCCAAGCAGACAGTAGTGCCTGAATCGGGTCCACTTTACAGGCATCAGATCCGGGATTCCTCTTAATTGGTTTTTTATTTTCCATACGCGTGTCCTTTTCGAGCACAGCGCACCCGAAGCAGTAGGGCCACAGTGGGTTGGGCGAAAACCGCAGCAATCCTTGGGGATGCTTTACGATGGCGGTCAGCTGCTCGACGGGCTGGTTGTACGTCGCGAGGGTCTGACTGACCGGTACTACATATACGTCGGGCTTCAGTCCAAGTGAGTGTACCCATGCTTTGAGCATGTTCACGGGGTCTGGTGAGCGGTAGGGGTCGAAACCTATGCGCATAATGTTCACGCCGCTTTCCGTGAGCGTGATGATACGCTTCACGGGTATCTCCGTATCTATCACGCCACCCTCGCACACATGCAACCACCCATCCTTTATCCATTGTTCGTAAAGCGGGCGGATGCTTATTTTCTCCAGTGTTTCCTGTGTAATCCAAGCGTCCATGTCGGCCAGCAGGTCGCCCGTTTGCACATTCACGCACAGATAGCCGTGAGCGTAGAGGTCGTCGCCCATCGAGAAGTCCATACCGCAGAATACCACCCACCCCTTGTCGGCGGTGCATTGGTCTACACGGCTGGCATACTTCTCACCCTTGTCTATCTCCCTCAGTAGCCGTTCCTGGTTGGCCCTTACCACGTCTGGCTTTATCCACTCCTGAATGTGAGCCGTCTGCCACATATTAAAGTCCTTCGTCAGCACCTCCTGCTTGGTGTCCTCCGTGCCGGTGGCCGCTTCGTGCAGTCGCTCGCGGTAGTAGGTGGGCTGGACGGTGGTGCCTATCGAGCGGTTCACCTTCTTGAAGAGTTCGGGGTCGTCGAGCTTCGTCAGGTCG